TATGTTAGATATTTTAGCTGATTTACAAGCTAAAGGTCAAAAAGTATTATTCATTTCTGGAGAAATGACAAGCATTGATATGCATGGTTATGTAAAAAGATACCCAAAATTTGGTAAACTACCTATCTTATTTATGGGAGATTATATTGAGAAAGACCCAATAGTAGTAATGAAAAGTATTTTGAGTGAAGGTTGGGATGTAGTATTAATAGATTCAATGGCTGAAGTTTGTACTTCAATAGTAGATTTTCATGGTGGAACTAATAAAAACGCTGAGAGTCAAGTGTTAAATATTTTAGAGTCACACAATAAAGCTAATAATAAAAATAAAAAGAATACTACCTTTTTAATAATACAACAAGTTACTAAAGGTGGTGAGTTTGCAGGTTCAAACAGATTTAAGCACATGCTAACTTCAATGGGCCACTTAAAGTTTGTTGAAAATGGTAGATGTTTCTTCTTTAGTAAAAACAGAAGAGGTGGTAGAATGGATAGATTGTTCTTCAGCTTAGAGACTCATAACCATGTTAATTGGACCCACTTTGAAGCCCAAAATGAAAATTTTTAAGAGTTTAACTACAACATAACCAATACCTCCATTTCTAGCCCGAAAGGGCCTTTGGAGGCCGAAAAATTAAAGTTATGATTAGAAAAAAACAACCACAAAAAGAATTAGTAATTGATCTAACTGGTCCTAAAGGCAATGCTTTTTACTTGTTAGGCCAAGCTAGACAATTAGCCAACCAACTAGAATTAAACTCAGATGAAATTTTAGACGAAATGCAATCAGATGATTATGAGCATTTAGTAGAAACATTTGACAAATATTTTGGTGATTTTGTGATATTAGAAAGATGAGGAAATTTGATATTATAAAAGATTGTGATGGTAACAAAATCAAATCAGGCGATACAGTTCATCATAAATGTAAAATTGATGGTTTTTATAAAAAGGGCACTATTCATCATATGATTGGGGGTTCATTTGGTATTGAAGGTGATAGGTATAGAACAATTTATAACTATAATGATGTAAAACCCTATAGTATTAGAAAAACAACTTGAGATATTGAGGTAGGTTTTGTATATTTATAGAGAAAATATGAAAATAAGATTTACAAATGAGAATTACCCAATAGAAATACCAAGTTTTAATTGGGATGAATTTAGAGTAGTAAAAGTATTTGAAGATGTAGTATTTGGGTGGTATGGGAAAGGAAGTATAAGTGGACAACATTATATTGAAGTGAGTAGAGAGGATTATGATAAAAATAAAACAATAAAATAAAACAATAAGTTATGGCAAGTAAAAGGTTATTAATACAAACATTAGATGGTTGGAGAGAAACTTTAGCTCATGTTAAAGAACAAAGAGCTAGAGAAGATGCTAGAAGAAGAAAATACCAACAAAAGAAAAAAATCAAAAACCAAAAAAACTCCCCACAGAATGGCTAATGAATTTGATATATACATCCAAAAATTAAAACACTATAAAGAACTATATTTAATAGATGAGGAGTCTTATGGTGACAGTAATTATAAAGAATTAAGAGAAATGAGAACCACATTGAATAATTTTATTCAGTATGTTGAACTAGTTTCCACTTCTAAACCTCCTCAGCAAGGAAATTGGTGTGATCCATTTTTCATTAAAGAATAAAAATAAAAGTTATGGAACTGAATTATAAAAATATAGTCACTAGACATTTACAATGTAAAATTAAACATGAAATCCAACACTTTGATACTTGTGAAATACAATGTTATGTAGAGTCTACTGCTGATGGGTATGATGTTTATGTTTTGAAATACACCATGGATGAGATAAGTATTTGTGAAAATGTTTATTATTATGATCATGATTTGGCGGAGCAAATTATGTGTTGTCTTAAGGATGGGGTTGATTCTATTTATATTGAGGATTATTTAGCTGATGAAATTTATTTAGATGATATTTTTGAGGAATACTTTCAGGAGAATGTTGATAACATTATTAATGAAAACCCTGAATTGTTTAGTGATGAGGAAAGGGAATTTATAAGTGAAGAGTATGGCCTCGACGTTTAAAGAAAATATGGAATCCTATTGGGATAACATTAATTGGAAATTACTTGATAAAATTAAAAATCAAAAAAAAACAGTATGGAACTTAAAATAAAAAAATTAATAATAATATTAATCCTAGTATTCCCTCTAGTGGTATTAGGGCAAATTCAAAAACATAAATTCGTTGAAGGAAATATAGGATTAGCATCGATAGATGATTATAGTTATGGATGGGGAATCCCAGGTTGTAGCTTTTTATACGGTGAAACTTATGTTAAGGGTGCAGTAGTAACAGAGTGGCAAGTAGGAGTTGCATTCCCTTCAATAGTAACTGGTAAGGTGTTTGTTGGGGGTGGAGATTTGAAAAATAATTGTGGAGTTGCAATTCGTCCATGGCCTTTATCTATTGGACCCCAAGTAAAAATAGGAAGACTTACTTTTAGTTTTGAAATAGGAAATAATGATGAAGCTAGTTTTTATGCAGGCCTTATTTCAACAGTAGGATTTAGATGGCCAATAAAGTAAGTTTTATATTGTGGTTAATATCTATTATATTTTTAACTATAGGTTGTACACCTAAAGGTTATACTACGATACACTACTCTAAAAATATTAATAAGTGTATTGAGAATTTAGAGAATTTAGAAAATTGGCTACAGCAAGACTATGAAAATGGAGACATCCCACGACATATAGCCCAAAATTACATGATAGTTATAATAAACACCAAATGTGGATTGAAAAAGAAGATAAAATCAAAGGATAATGACTGTTTGGAGTAAGTTTTAAAAAATAAAAAGAAATTATGCATTTATATGAAATAGTACTTTTATCCCTTATATTTGGAATATGGATTTTTGGTGTAATAAATACACTAAAACAATTAATTAAACAATTTAAAGAAGATGAAAGATAGGATACGTGATATTCTTATAGCTATAATAGGCTTAATTGTTTTCCCATTATCATTACTAATAGAGGTTATAAGTTGGATTATTCAAATCCTAAAAGAAAGAATTAAGTGGAAAAAGATCAAAAAAGAAATAATTCAACGTAATAAAAAATATAGAAATAAATGAATTCTATAATATGCATATTAGTGTTAATTATATTAGGAATACTTTTATTTTCTTATATTATAATGTTTTTTGGTTTGTATATTAATAAAAAAAATAAACCACCACTGAAAAGAATATTTAAGGAAAAATTTGATAATGATGATTTTGAAATATAGTTAATGGGGTTAAAAGGTTATTTAAGAAAACGTAGACATAGACTTTATTTAGAAGAGTCTGTTATACAAATGAGACAAAAAATATGTAAACAAGCATGTTTAACAGGGGAGGTAGATATGAAAGATAGATATCTCTACTTAAAATATAATAATAAGTTACGTGAGTGGGACCAAAACAATTAATATAACTCAGCCAAAACAAAAGAGCCAAGAAATCTTTTTTAACATAACTTCAACCCACTATATGTATATACGAACTGCACAAAATAATTTGGAATAGTGAAATAAATTCATTATATTTAAGTAAAACAAAACACAAAAAACAACATGGATAATACAGAAAAAGTTAAAGAGTACGTTTACAAAAACTACCCAACATATAAGGACAAACATTTGATTATTGTAGAACATGATAATCATTTTTCAATTAAAAAACATATTGATGGTGGTCCATTAGTGCTTGGTAAATCTATATTGTCGTGAGTAATTATAAAATTGTTATGGAAAATAAAGTTGTAGTGTTGTCTAGGGAACAGGTTTCATCGGAGTTGAAGATGGAACATTTTGATACTAAAGAGGAAGCTCAAAGTAAATGTGAAGAATTAAGGAAAAATTATGTCGATTCGGTTTGGGTTGATGAAAAGGATTTGTTGGCATTGTTATTATCAGCGGAGTAATTGTAAAATGAAGATGAAAACTAAATTAATAACGATATTAGCTATAGTAAGCATGGGATGTGCTGTTTGGTTATTAGGAGAAAATCGTGCTTTAAAGCAAATAAATGACGGTTTACTAATTGATAATGTTAAGTTAGTGAAGAAAACATTGTGGATGGAGGATCAGTTTGTCGGTTTGGAAGAAGATTATAGTAGGTGTTTTGATGAAGTACTTAGATTAGAGGAGGAAAATCAATTATTAGGAAGTTTGATTGGTGGTTTGGATAAAAATGACTATGCGATAAAATGAAATATTTAATAGCTATATTAATAATACTATTTGTATTCAGATGGTTTTGCTTTGGGTTTTGGAGAGGATTTTGGGACGCGGTAATGAATAAACCTTATGATGATTCATTGTTTGATGATGATAAGGATGTTAATACTTAATCATCAAAATACTCAAGAGCCTTGGCTATTAAGAGGAATATAATTAGCATAAAAGCTAATTCAATTACGTAGGAATTAATAAATAACATAATAGGTTAAAAACATACATATAACAATAAAAAAGTAAACATGGAAGGGACAAAAAATGTTTTATTTAGACATAATGATGTGACAGGGAAATGGGAGTGTTTCTCTAGGGATGATTATAATAATTATTGGAATGATAGATCGAGTATTATTATTGGAACAGGGTATTCTACAGAAACAGCCTTTTTGAATTGGGGAACTAAAAATCAAGTAATGAATGAAAAATAATAATTATGGAAGTAGTAAAAAATGATAATGAGGGAAATGATGTAGATAAGCAAAGACAGGAGAATATGGAAAATAAAGAGGAAAATGACAATGGGTGATGTGGGGAAATATACTTCAGCGGATAAGCGTTTTATTGTTTTTATGTGGGTGATAACGGTGCTCTGGGTTTGGTTTATAATATCGTGGGTAACGAGTTGTACTCGAGAAATGGACAGTCAAATGGTTGATTTATATGTGGTAAATTCAAAAACTATATATAATAATTCTGAATTGTTAATGGTGGTGAAGGATTCAACGTGGGTAGAGACTATTCATTGGCACGAAGATACTTTGTGTTTGTATAATGTGGGGGAGTTTGTTTGTTGTGTTGATACTGTTGATTTGCATTATTTGGCTTTGGAGCATGTTTGTGTTTCTGATACTGTGAAAAGGGATAGTGTTGGTCAATCTAAGTTTATGGGGTTTGTTGATCGTGTTTTTTCGTATGTTGGTCCTGTTGTTGTGAGGGAGTGGAGGGTTATTGAGAAAGTGTTGAGGTGATTGGTTAATGTCGCACTAATAAAATGCATATGTGGTCAACAATGTAAATAATCATAGTTTATGTGGGAAACTAATGGTGAATGAGTGGGATAGGATTCAACCCACATTAACCCCTTTATGCCGCCCCCCAACCCCTTTCACCCTCCCCTACAAGTATATATGAACCGCGCGCTGTTCACACCTAAGTGCGCGAGTAGGTTGATTCCCATAAATAAGGTTCGTATATTACAGTATTATTAATTAAAAAAATACACAATGGGTAAATTTGATATTACACTAAATCCAAAACCAGGTACAGGTGCTACCACACAGAAAGTAACAGTTGAGGCTACTACCGTAGCAGATGCAAAGCGATTAGCTGAAGCACAATACGGAGCTAAGTATTACGTTAGAACTGGTAATGCCATAGGGTATTAAGGGATAGTTTTTGTATCTTGGTTAAAGAAATGTGCGTAGCCATTTGGCTACCACACTCCTTGTTCGTATATTTATGGCATAAGAAAATTAAGGTTATGTATTTAGAAGATTATCAAGTAGAAGATTTATTAAAGTTCGAACAGGAACAAACCGAGTTCTATGTGCCACAAACAAAATATAGCTCAACGGGTAGAGCAAAGCTAATATTCATGGTACCTAAGGGGGGAGAGTATGTGTGTAAGATTCAGGAAATAGAAAATGAGTATAGTGATGTGGTTCCTCAATTGTCACCATTAAAAACAATGCCTGCATGGTTGGTGTATAATTGCATACAGGGCAGGTAATGTAATGACTGGCCCGGTGAGTTGGTAGTACCTTCACCGCGTGCATAAATAAGGTCCAACGTACCCTCTACCATGGTAGGGGATTCGTTGTCCGTACCTGGTATCTTATTATTATTTATCCTCACCGTACCCCATTTTATATTATTATCTTGGTTCATAGTACCTTATCATATATAAGACATGGTATGCTACTTATGTTGGCATGCCTTAATTATATAACATATTATACTGCATGTAGGCGTTTGGCCGCCGTACGTACGCCATATTATGTATATAATACCCATGTATGCTGATATCCGTCGACGCGTGGATATGCGCAAAAAAGAAGTAGATGTATTCACAGCAAGTAAACACCTTTTCACCATCGATGTTGTATATCCAAATATATCAAAGAACTAACCGAAACAAGAACATACACAATATAATAAATAAAAATGTGGTGGGCAAGTCCCATTTAACCAGTTTTTATCAAAATCCAAAAATACCAAAAAGAGAGATTTAACAAATTTTTTTGTATCGACAAAAATATATATTATGTATAAACATGGATGAGGTCTACATAATATTAGAAATACAAATAATAGCGATAACATACATGGTTTGGGTATTGTATAAGGATTCCGAAAACAGAACCTAGCTTCATCATATATTCAGTATAAACCAAAGTAGGCAATATATGTATGAATATGAGAGAACACATTCAACACACAAAACGTAAATTAAGACCTGTCACCAGATGTAAGAGCGGATGTTAGCTTTTCTTGAAGTTATATTAGCAGCAATAGGGTTAACACTTATAATAACCCAATCAAGGTTATTTAGATTCATACAACGGTGGTATCTATTCCAATGTCCTATGTGTTTCGGTTTTTGGGCAGGTCTAATTACTTTTCTCCTACACACATATCACTGGGATATTATCAATTACGGTTTTATCTCCTCTCTATTTTCCTATATTTGCTATTTAATGATCCGTCCTCTCATGGAAAAGTTTGATTAGTATGCTGATATATACGGATATTGGTATAATTATATGAAGTAAGAAGAAAGTTTCTTAAGAGAGGCTTGGCTTCCTCAATTCTTGTTCGTATATTTATGTATAAATTAAGGTTATGAAAGATTCAACAAAAACATTATTAATACTCGCATTAGTTTTCTATTTGCTAATGTTATTTTCTTCTTGCACTAAGCAAGAAACAATCCATCAAGATCTTTGTGATGGAAATTGTGGGACTTCTTATGAAGTTATTTATAAAGGTCAACCAATTCAACAAAATCCCAATGGTTTTTATGAAATTCAATGGGATGGTTTAGATTATTTCCAAATTAAAGGGGATTTAACGCCACTTAATGATCAATATGTCATAAATGATGTACCCCTAATACAAGCTAACTTTGATTCCGATTATTGGATTGTTGTAGATAGCATAAGATTCCAAACTCCTATGTTTTCTTATTTAGGGTGGTTTAATAATAATACTTTAAATACACCTATCCCATTTGGCAATTATACTTACACTATGATTGATTTAATTAGCTTGCATCCTCCGCTTAATATTGTAGGATATCAAATACCTAAACATTTTTGTTGGGATTGTCCATATGCTTCAACTATAGTAGGTACACATTCAAAATACAACTATAACCCCACACAAAATATTATATTAGATAATGAAATGGTTGGTGATACATTAAATATTTTCATAGAAACCATATTCAATACTGAAGGTGGAGTTACATATCATGGTCATAATACACCAGTCCCACAAGAAATTATAGAAGAACAAATAAAAGTTATAGTAATATGAGTGAGAAAACCGGGAATATAGAAAAATTAGAATATCTTTTTAATACTTCTAAGAATTTAGAGATTTTTTGGCCTAGTTTAAACAGATGGCATCGCGTAACTTGTGTTGATTTTCGTTCTTTTGATGGAAAACGTAGAATACAAGGTGAAGAGTATGAAGGACCTATATATGCCTATGGTACAAATAGAAAAGTACCATTTAACAATACTAAAAAAATTGTACCCTCAGAGGTTTTAAATGAAAGAAATGAACGTTCACAAAAAATGAGATATTAATATGAAAAGAATAACATTAGAAAAGGCAAAAAACCATTTTTCAAGAGGAGAAGATCTCACAGATGCCCCTATAAGATATTATGCCCTTGAAGAAGATGAAGATGGTTGGGAAAAAGTTACCTACTATACTGCAAGAAAGAAAAACATGTATTCCAATAGAGGTAAAGCAGATCAATGGGTTTATGTATTAAGTAACCCATCAGTTCCAGGTTTTCTCAAAATAGGTTATACAAAAAATGAACCTGAACTAAGAGCTAAACAATTATCTTCATCTACAGGGGTGGCTTTACCTTATAAAGTAGAATGGGCTTTTCAATGTTTTAATGGTGAGGCTCTAGAACATGAAGTCCACCGTGAATTAGAATCTTACCGTGTAAATCAACACAGAGAATTCTTTGACATACCCTTAAATGAAGCTAAAGAAACTATTGTTAAAATCGGTAAAAATTATATATAATGAGAGATTTAAAAAAAGAATTATTACAAATAAAAGGTGGGGATTTTCCAAAATGGTACGCATCCCTATCCAAACTAGAAAAAGTAGAATATAAACTTATGTTAGAGGAAATATCCAAAGATTATAGGTCATCCTAGAAATAATTATATTAACATATATTTAAATAAAAACCCCACGTTATGAAAAAATCAATCTTATTTTTAACACTATTATTTAGTATTAATATTTTAATCTCCCAATGTCTTACCTACAAATATGCCAACGCACCTTTTGTCAACCCCTCCACAGGTCCTGATTTAAATGGAGTCACCTGCACTGATGTTTCAGGTGCTAATGGGAATGGAACATATGAAGGTGGAAATGGTTCATTTTTTTTAACCAATTCACTTCCAAATTGTGGGTCTGAAGTTGAAACTGGTTGGTATTCCCATGATGGAGGTTTTAATTGGCATTATTTTGATCAATCAGGACCTTTTTTTAGCACTTATGTATTAGGTCAACCTAATGGTAATCCATTACTACCTGATAATGGGAGTACTTGTAGTAGTTGTTCGGATATGGCCGGGACTGCATTTTATGTAACCCCAGATAATGGGGGTTCACCTGATTGTGGTGGGGTAAGTACAGATCAAGCAGGTTCAGGTAAACATTATAGTTTAGATGGTAATCCTGTTAATACAATTAACAGAACCAGTGTGTTTAGGGTCGATTGTTCGCTTGCACCCGCAGGTTGGTATTCTTTAGATTGGGATTTAGGGGCAGGTACTGGTGATTTTTTCTTTTGGGATGGTAGTGGTGGATGGGGGGGTGGTTCCTCAAGTTGTGGGGGGGCTTTACCTATTGATTTAGTTTCTTTTGATGGAGAAGTAATAGGAAGATCTGTTAAATTAGATTGGGTTGTAGCATCTCAAATTAACAATGATTATTTTACTATTAAAAAAACGGACGATTTAAATGAATGGGAGGATGTTTCAATAGTTGATGGAATTGGGAACACCAGTACTGAAATGACATATACTATATATGATGAAAATCCTAAAGAAGGTGTTACATATTATAGATTATCTCAAACAGATTATAATGGGACTACAAAATCTTTCCTACCTATAGCAATCACAATTAAGGGGGATAATGGGAAAATAATAAAAAGTATAAATCTATGGGGACAGTCTGTAGAAAGTTCATATCATGGTATAGTTATAACCATATGGGATAATGGGGATATAACCAAAACCATGAAAGAATAAATTGATAAGCTTAATTACTATATATTTGTTAATTGGATGTATTTGGATGCTCATACTCCAATACTTAAATGATCATGTTTCTGAAGGAGATTATAGATTGCAAATTGGAGTTATAGAAATATTAATTGGCATGTTAATTTGGCCCCTATCTTTATTAATTTTTATAAGATCTATACTTAATAGATAAAAAATTTATGATTGAACTATTAGTTTTAACTATTGCTATTACTCTGCTTTATTTACTACTACCTGTTATTATTGTTTTTATGATTTTAAAATATATTTTTACAGGTAATAAGAAAATGCTAGCGGTATGGTTTTATAGAACTTCTAGAGAAATTGATATATTTGCAAATGTTGTTGGGGCTGAGTTTTGGAATAGTGTTTTTATAACCGATGGAGGGTATAAATTCGGCAACCCTAAAGAAACCATATCATCCGTATTAGGTAAGAATCAGCGTGATAAAACTTTAACCTTAATGGGTGATTTCATTAGGTGGGTTTTAGATAGAATTGAAGAAGACCATTGTTTAAATTCAATAAATGAGGACGCTACTAATACCCACAAAGACACATCTAAATAATACTTAAATCCATATATAAAATACGCAAGTAAATGTTATATATACGCGTTTAAAAACACTACCTTAATATTTATAGCCAAACACACATATGTTGGAAGACTATATAGATATACTAGAAAAGGCTGTGATAGAAAATGTAAGGGAACTTGAAGAACCCTCAAGAGAATATACCTTAAGTGAAATTAAATGGATGGAGGGATATACACAAGCCCTTAAAGATGTTTTAGCCGATTTAATTGACCAAAAACGTGAAGATAATACTAAATACTCTGTATTATATAAATTCAACTTAAATTAATGTGGTTCCCTATTTTTTCTTTTATATATTTATATTAAATGGACATCAACAAAATATTTGGTTTATTTGGGAAAAACGACCCAGATAGAAACTACCCAGAACCTTCTGAGGAGGAGGTAGAAGGTATGGTTGGGTTTGAAGAGTTTAGAACAACCCCCACTTACCAATTAAAAATGTTCCAAAAAATCATCACAAATCATTTAACTTTCCAAAAAAAATTAGTGAATATGTTTAAAAATTCTGATCCTGAGTTAGGAGATTTTGGGGATTTAGAAGAAGCAGGTGAACATATGGCTTTTTATAGAGGTTGGGAGTATATTAGAGCTGTGGATTTAAATAAAGAAATATGGCAAGATAGTGTTAAACTTCAACCATTAGAACCCTTTAAAGAATCTTTAGAAATGTCAATAAAATTCTTCGAATCCATAGAAGAATATGAAAAGTGTGCTTTTTTATCAAAAATTCAAAAGTTTTTTAAAGATAATTTGGAGGCATAATCTCCATTCATTATATTCCAATCACGGGTTTAGAGAGAAAGATAAGAGATAGAAAGAAAACCGAGAATAAAGAAAAAAAGATAAGTTGATAATAAAGGGGTTAAGGATAACCTAACATAGTTTTATAAAACAAATATATGAGAAATAAACAGTTGGTACAAAGACGTCTTTCAATGTTAGAAGGACAAATGAAGAAATTAGATTTCAACATTCATAGAGGAGGAAGCAGAACAGATATTAATGCTACTCAAAGAGAAATCATAGAAACCATCCAGGATTTAAAGGATATCGTAGAAAGAGAACAAGGATAATATGAACTTATCAGCAGAACAAATCCAATCAAATTGGGAAAAAATGTTAGGTTATATTAATACCTATATCTCAGACCCCAGAAGAGAAAAATTACTTGAATTTTACAAAAAACACGAAGAAGAGGTTATAATGATGCCTGCTTCTCATAAAAAAGCTTACCATAATGCTTTTCCAGGTGGTTATGTAGATCATGTTAACCGTGTAATTGAAGCCGCTTTAGAATTTAATAAAACATGGTTAATGTTTGGAGCCGAAGAAAATTACACAGTTGAAGAACTTGTATTCTCTGCTTTAAATCATGATCTAGGTAAAATGGGTGATGGAAAAGAATACGCCCATAAGCCATCTCAGGATGAGTGGAGAAAAAAGAATTTAGGAGAAATGTATGAATTTAATAAAAAACTTTCATTCATGTCTGTTCCAGAAAGATCAATAAAATTATTAGTAGATGCGGGTATTACCCCTACAGAAAATGAATGGTTAGCTATTCGTTTACATGATGGTTTATATGATCCTGCAAATGAACCTTATTTAAAATCATGGATGCCAGAGTTAAAACCACGTACTTCCTTGATTTATATTATTCATCAAGCAGACCTAATGGCTGCTAGAATTGAATTTGAAAAAGAGTGGATGCCTAAACTATACCAAACTCAGAAATCAAAATCTGAGATGAAGACTAATATTAATATGAAAACCAAAACTTTGGGATCAATTAAAAGTGAAGGATTAAAAAATATGTTAAATAGTTTATGATAGAAATAATTGTAATATCAATCACATCAGTTTTAACCATAATACTTGGTTTTACCACCTTTAATCTTCTTAGAAAAAATGAAAAGCAAGAAGATGTTCTTGTTGAATATCTTACATATCTAGATAAACTTTCCAAAACAATAGAGGCCTCAGATAAAAAATTAAAGGAAATAGATAGAGCAGGAACATTCAAATCCGATGATGAAGTTGGGCATTTTTTTAAATCAATTCAACAACTTCAAGATATTTTAAACGATTTTAAGGTAAAAGAAATTAAATAAAATGCCTAGACGTAGGAAAAAAAACTCGAGGAATTACTTTACTCAAGAGACAGAGGACGCTATTGTAAGATACAATAACACTACTTGTACAAAGGAAAAAAGTAAAATATATGGAGAAGAAATTCATTATGGTTTCTTTAAACTCACCGAAAACATAATACACACATTTAAATTTTATTATACAGAAGTAGATAAAATTGAACATTTACAACAAGAGATAATCACATTTTTACTTTCTAAAATTCATTTATTTGATCCTAGTAAGGGAGCTAAAGCTTATTCTTATTTTGGTACTATAGTAAAACGTTGGCTTATTATATACAATACCAAAAATTATAAAAAACGTATTAAAAAAGCCCCCGTAGAGGATTTATATAAGGACGAAACATATTCCTATAATTTAGAAGATGATAGAGTAGCAGATAAGCTCTCTTTTTTTATCGATGAGTATATTTGTTATGTTGAAGAAAATTTTGATACTTTTTTCCCAAAAGGCAACGATGCTCAAGTAGCAGATGCTATATTAGAACTATTTAGAAAAAGAGAAAATATAGAAATATTTAATAAAAAAGCACTTTACATATACATCAGGGAAATAATGGCCACTAATGGGCTAGAAGTAAAAACCCCAAAAATCACTAAAATAGCCAATAGGTTATATGATCTTTTCAAAAATAATTATATTTCTTTCTTAGAACAAGGTTATGTAGAGTTCGAAAAAGTCTAGTTCCTTATATTTATATACATAAAACTTATAAATATGAGTCATTTAGATAAAAAAATATTCGGTAAAAAATCCTACTCAGATTTACTTAAGGAAATATACGACAATCAAAAGAAGAAAGAAGACCAAATTAGTGCATTAATCAACGAATTAAAACCACTAATCAGTGATATAGGTGATGCTACAATGATTGTACCACTTATAAAAGAATACATGGAACTTGGTATTAAAAATGATGAAGCACTTATTAAAGTTGCTACAATTTTTCAACGTATATTTGCAAATGAAGGTAATGAAGATAATGGGTTTGGTATTTCTGAAGAGGAAAAAGAACAACTACTTAAAGAAATAAACAGCTTACAACTACCACCTAAAAAAGAAGAAGAATAATGGGTTTTAGAAAAGGTTTAGATGCTAATATCAAACTCCCAGCAGGAAGTAAATCCCAAGGAACAGACCAACTTTCCCAAATAATGGCTAAAGTTAAAGGAGGTATTCAAGTTGGTAGAGTAACTGATATAATTTTAAATGAAGGATACCCAGATATTGACAGTTATGGGGGAGTAAATAGTATAGGTACTATCAAATTTGAATTAAATAATTTTATTCAAGACGGTGGGGGGATTGCTAGACCCTTTTTCCCACAAATGTCTTCATATCCTCTTGTAAATGAAATGGTTCTTATTTTTAGACTTCCCACTAGAAAAATTGGTATAAATACCAATGAAGAAGGATATTAT